TCTAACCATTCTTGAGCAGGATCAGCATACCCTACCAGATTGTTAAAGACTTCCATTAAATTCATTGTAGGAGGTAGAGTTTAAAGTTTAAGTAATGGATTAAAGGGTATTTTCATATCCTATGATATGCTTGAGTGTTGGAAATCGCGGAATACCATCAGGAGTAAGTTGAAAGAATTTTACTGTAGCCTCCAGGCCTATAATCTTATCTTTATCTTTAAGAACTTGAGTCATAAATTCTTGAGTTCCTGTCATAGAACATCCAAACCTGGAGTCTCCTATCTTACATATCAGTTTACCTGCCATACCACTTCTATTCCCCAAACCTTCCTCTATATCAAATATTAAAAACTCATCATCTTGGAAATTCTTATACTTTAGAAGTTGTTTGCTTCTCTTGTTTTCGTAAGGCCCAAGGTCAAGTCTAATCATAGTTCCCTCAAAACCAAAAGATAAAAAGTATTCATGTTGTTTCTCAATGTCTTCTTTTGAGAAAACTTGATTATTTTGAACTATTCTAAAGTTTGAGGGTAGAGTTTTATTCTCCATAGCATTCCATAATAATTCGTACCTCTTTGAATACACATCACGAACTTCTGGATAATCATAAACTCTAAATTCTATCATCTTTTCACTTTCTTCTAAATCTTCTTGAGTAGGTTTACTCTTTCGGGTCAGAGAAATGATTTTATTAAAATCATTTTTAAGTTCGTCAGAATATAACTCACCATCTAAAAACCAACCTTTAACTTCTAAATGAGGACAACTTACTATCTCTTTACCGTTGCGGGTGGTTAATTTACCATCTCTAAGAATACATCTTACACCATCCAATTTAGGTTGAACATAAGTAGGCACAGTAAATAGAAGTTTTTCATACTTACTTCTTTCGTGAGCAAGCATTGGTTCAAAGAAGTTTTTTTTAGTTAGAATTTCATTATACCCTTTGTCTTTTTTCTTTTGCCATTTAGATTTTGCTTCTAACTCTGCTTGTTCTTCTGGTGTAGTTTCATTTGATTTACCTATATTTTTACCCTGACATATAGTGGGCTTACTTTTACTTAATATATTTATTCCTTCAATCGTATAGAAAGAACTTCCCTCAACATAGATAGTCCACTCTTGGATTTGACCTAATTCTGTATATTTATAAAGTGTGGGTAGATTCATCTTTTCAATTGTTTAAAAAACTCAATTTCATCTCTTTTAGCATACTCAAAGTTGAGCACTTCTTCTCCTGTTTCCCAAAGAATATCATATTCTGAAGGATTTTCAGGAGGTTCATTTACTCCATAAGCCTCTTGTACAGCATGTTTTAACACTACTTTACCCAAATCTTTGTTCTTGGTAAGAACTACATAGTTCCTATTAGGTTCTGGTGTATTGTTTTTACCTACTTTAAGAAAAGGTTGAAATCCCAATTCACTGATCTGCTCTAAGGAATACATTTGGGAATACTGACCCTTAAGAAATTTTTCATAACTTTTTCGATATTCTAAAGGAATTTCAAAAACTATACAATGTTTCTTACCGTATTCAAATTGGTAATCACCTGCATAATTTTTATTGTTTCGAGTAAACATTAAAAAGTTAAGAAATCTCTTTTTAGCCTCGATAGGGTTTACATGCTTACCTTTATTGAAATCATAAACACCTCTGGTATCAAAAATCATAAAAAGGTGATTATTAAATCCCTTACAACGATAGTATATTAAATCACATAAATTAACACTTAAAACTGTTTGTCCTATCTCTGCTCTTGTGTAAGAGGTAATTTCCAATAGTTCTCGCAAAAAAGTTTTACCAAAACTATTTATAATCGGGTATAAATATCGTCTCGTTCTGTTGTTTATAATCATGTGAAGTAATATTGTTCTGCTTGTGAGTTATCAAGTTTACCTTTTGTTTCATAATATTCTATGTCATAATCCAAAAGACCTTCTTGCTCTTTCTTTTTGTATCTTCTTATGGCTTCATCAAATCCTGGAACATATTCTTCTTGCTTAATAGTGAAAGATACAGGAGATTTGAAAAATCCTTCACTGTAATAACATCTTTGTTCTCTGTAGTATCCTTCTTTACCAAATTTAAGCATAAAGTCTGTACAAGGAACAACCCAAGGTTTAAAGAATCCTGTAGGAATTACTATCCATCTGCATTCTATTTTCCATCCATTTTCTATTAATTCTGGATAATTAGCAACAACACCTTCTTTATACCATGCAAATTGAAATGGATAGTTTTTACTTCTACAGACATTAAACCATTCTTTAAGAGTTCCAACTCCAGTACTTTTGATATCTACAATGTAAATAGTTTTGGTTTCTTTTTCAAAAATCAAGATGTCAAGTAATCCTTTACAACTTAATCCTTCATAAGTCCAATAAAGAGGTAATTGATAATACTTGTCAATATTTTCTTGTTCCTGAAAGTATTTTCCTGTAATAAAAGAAGAACAAGTAAGTTGAGCAATGTTCTGACAATTTTCAAATTCTTCTTGAGTTATTAAAACTTTACCTTGACTGCTAATTATTTCTTCCCAATATCCTTGACCATCTTTTATAATAGAGTTCCATATAGCATCATCTCCCCACTTAGGTTGATATGATGATGCTCTGGCAAATTCTATAACTCTATTTTTATAGCCTTCAACATTTAAATCTACACTAACCACTTCTTCTTGTTCTTGCCACAACGCATCTATAAATCCTTTAATCGCATCAGAAGGTCTCTTTGCAAGTCCAACTTGAAACAAGTCATCAGTGAAATCTGGTGTCGTCAACAATGAATCAAGATATGAACCAATATCCATTTGGATAGTTGGTTTAAACTTCTTGTTAACGTTATTAGCAAGTACCAGTTTTAAGAAAGATTGACTTAGTGCTTCAGTGTCTCTATAGTTTTTAAGGTCTTCAAGAGTTACGAAGTAATTCATTTTCTATTGCTTTTTCAAGATTAGGTCTTACAAACTTATTAAAAAACGGAAGAGTTACATGAGTATATACTTCTTCGTTCTGAAGTCTGATTGCAACCATGTGACACCATTTTTCTCTATCAAAATAATAAATTATGGACTGACCATATTTATAGTTGTTTTCGATATGTTCTTTTGTGCAACTTTCAGATTTATTAATAAGAGGTAGACAAAAACTTACAAAATCTCGAATAGGAATTTGAACATAAGATGCTAAGGAAACTACATTACTACAAATTTGATTTCTCAGTTTAACAGAACTATCCTTAGTACTTACTCCTTGGTTTGTCATGATGCCTACATAATCATGTTCAATTCTAAAATCTATTTCAGTACAATACTTGAGTCTGTCCCAAGTTACTTCTATTTCAAAATGATTATCGTCAATTTGTTTTGTTATTTTAAATGTGTTCATTGTTCTAATTTTTTTAAGATGATGTCAATCTGATCAAATTCTTTTTTATATCTTGTAAGAAATGCTTCAAGATTTAAAGTTTCATCTTCTCTGGCAATCTTAGTTTTTACTATCTTTTTAATACATGCTTCCAGAGTTGTGAAATATCCTCTGGTCATAATATAAGTGTTACCAGCAGTTTCACCTTCTTGGACAACACAAGTTTCTCTAAGGGTGAACTGGTCTTCTTCTACATCTATGAAGAAGGGTTCAATAATTGGGTCTTTAATCATTTTAAGTCAAACATGTTTAAAAAGTCATCTATTGGATTATTTACCTTAATTTCTGGTAAAACAGATACAATAGAAGACTTTTGTTTAATAAATATGATACACTTATCTATTGCTTCTTCTTCAGAATTAGCCTCAATAGTAGTTCTGTATTTGTGATCAAAGACTTTAAATTCAACTGTGTATTTCATTTTAAAAGAGAATTAAAATCATGTCCGTTAACTTGTTTGTACCAAGTGTTAAGATCTTTCCATTCATCTTGTTTAGAGAATACAAAATGTCCTAAGAAATTAACCCTGTCGAGATATTCATTTGCTCCCACCAGATAAATAAATTTACCAAGAAAAGCAGGTTCTTCCAGTCTTTTAAAAAGTCTGTCTAAGTTTTCGTTCTTAGAGTCTAACAAAAGACAATCTTTTGTTTCAAGATGATCTTGCAGTTTCTCGAACTGATACCTAAAATGATGTACTCCTAAACTAAAGATGTGATCCATAAAGTTATCTCTAAGGTCTTCTCGAACTATAAAAATAACTTTGACTTTATCAGGGGTTACTTTGAACATTTTTATAAGATTCTACAAACTCTGTCAATTTATCATCAATGTACTTTAACAACTGATGTTGTACAGAACAAGTCTTTTTAGTTGAGTCTACTTTATTTGCTTTTTCTTTAATATTCTGTAAAACCTTTAATACCCAAGCAGATTTGATATCTGTAAGTGGGTCATTTTCCAGCAAAACACAAACCTCTTTTATTTTATTATAAATTTTATTCCAATCACTTTGAAATCTTGTTTCACATTCTTGGTAAGTTCCTGTAATACCAAAAAATCCCAGTTTATTGTTTCCTGTAAACAAATATTTGTCATTAAACTTGGCATATTCTATTCCACTATGATTAGGAAGACTAAATTTTTTACCTTTTGTTACGTCTTCAAAAGTTTTATCAGGTACTTCTTGAAATCCAAATTCTTTTGCTATATCTCTTAACATCTGTACAGGATCAGGAGTATAATTAAAAATAGGTTCTAATCCCCTTCCTATAGTTCTGTAAGAATGAATGTATTTGTTTTTACTTTCAGGATATTCAAATATTTCCCATTCTTCTTCTGTCTCTTCTAAATAGTCTTTATAAACAGCAGACCATTCATTTAAAAATCTTTTGTACCTAATTTCATCTTCTATATCTTTAAATATCCATCCATCATAGTGTTCACTTCCTTTATTTCTTAATTCCTTCAAACGTTCTGCGTGTTCTTCTGGAGTGATTTGTGAAGACGAACTTCTAAAAAAAATTAACCTATTTGTTTTTTGTACTTTAACAATAGATTTAGGTAGTTCTAACAGATTTATTTTTTCTTCATCTACTTTTTGACCATTAATTAAATACCAACCATTCCAGATTTTTGGCAGGTTTGCAATAAAAGATTCTCCTATTTTAGTAATGTTAATCATTGATGTAAGTTTTTAATTGCTCAATTAATTCTGGAATATGGTCAATAGGAATTTCAAGCCAACAGTTGCCAGCAACATCTCTACTTGTAATAGGATACATTCTAATTGTTTTATAAGATTGATTGTTAGCATCAAGTCTGTCATAAGCAATGTAGGTTTGAATACCTATTGTGTTTAAATAACCATTTCTTCCGTGACTAACTGTAATCTTGTTTTTAAATTTAGACTGTTTCATTTAAGTAATCTAATATGTAACAAAGGTTATAAGTGCTAATATTGTCAAGAGTAAACCACAAACTATCATTATTTTCTACAGTATATCCAAGAAAAGATTCTCCGCTAGACAACACTAAATAGTAATCATCATAAAATCCATCGTCTTGATAACTTTCTTGAGGTAAATTGTACTTTAAAGTATCATCTTCTTCATTGTTCCAGATATCTAATCTGTCATACTTCTTAGTCTTTAAAACTTCTTTAAGTTTTTTAATAACTTCTGCTCGAAGTTCAAAATATTTATCTATGTAGGTCATACTTTAACTTGATAATCTTCTTTAATGGTGTTAGCATAACCAGCAAGAACACCATTACCTTTAAATAATTTGAATTGATTTGTCATCTTTGTCTTGATTGTTTATAACCTAATAAAGATTCAAGTTCCAAAAAGAAATAGTACCAATAAATACGACCTCTTTCACCTTGCTCTTTAAGAAGAGATGTTAAATTGGAATAGTAATCAATTAATTTATCTAACTCTTCATCTGATAAAAAGTCTCCGTTTCTTTTCTTTTCAATTAAGTTTTTCATTAGAATGGTGTTGTTCTGTTTTCCATCATTATTTTTTGGAGAATAAAGTAAAGAACAATATCTCCTAACTTTTCCTCAATCAGTTGAATAGAAGGATAATGTCCTTCTTCAATTTGATCAAGCATGTCTCTATAACTAACATAATGTTTAGTGAGATAGCCATCAAGTACTAATTCAGGTTGTTCATTTTTAATTTGTGCTCCTCTATCAAAGTTTGCAAATACATTGTCCCATGCAGCGTACTCATCTCCTTTGACTTGGAATTTTTGTCTGATAGAGTCAAACAAAATGTCTAATTTTTCAGTAAATTTTTGTCTGTCCATAATTCGTTTAGTTGCATTAAGTAATCAATAAGAGCTTTTTTAAAAGATTTATTAGGTCTATTTTAATACAAGTTGTTTAAGTTTATAACTAATCATAAGGAATAGTTTTTATTGTTAAAGTTCCACTAAAAAGTTTAAATTCTCCTTTACCTGTATCTCCCCAAATATTATCAATATTGGAGGGTTCAGCAAATCTGTTTCCATCAAGAAGAGAAATTAAAGTGTGTTCTTTACCCACGCAAGCAAGAATATATGGTGTATTACCTAAAATATAGATATCCCCTCTTGAAGGATTTCTTGGTGGTTTTTCAAAATCAATTTTTGCAGAATTCATTTATTTTATTTTAAAAGTTCAATTAAATAATCTATTGTTTCTTGTTCTTTGTAAATACGATAAAAATCTGTTACATCTTTAGCCTTATCGTCATTTACCCAATAATAATCACAGGGAGTATATATAAATCTTTTTTGAAATCTTTTCATTCCTTCAATTCCTGAAGGATCAGGATCAAATAATATTTTGATAGCATCAAATTTTACTTCCCATTCATACACAAACAAGTCACTTGGATGTCCATAATTTTCACCTTGCACATGAGTTAAAGAATATGGTACAAGGTTTTCTAAACAAAGAAAATCTTTAGCGCATTTTGCTACAAGCAACGTTTTACTATATTCTCCTTGTCCTTCTTTAAACCACACATCATCTCTGGTTTGATTTCCAAGAAACCTATTTTCTTTACGAGTAGGAAAATAAAACTTGTATCTCCCGTTACAGTGATAGCAATAAGCAGGCTCACTTAAATGAACCTGCATTTCTTTACCTTCTTTTTTATGAATGTATCCTTTGATAGGTCTTACCAGAGTTTCTTTCCTGTCCATCTGTTCCTTACTTACTCCTTGATCTAACCACCACTTTAGGTCTATCTCTGTCCACTCTTTGTAGATAGGTTTTAAATCAAGAGTCTTTTTTCTTTTAACTACACTTGGGATATAGTTTTGGTAAGAACCACATCTTAAAAGATCTATAGTTACTTCTCCCCAACTTTTGTTAGGATTAAGTTGCATATAAGCAGCAATACAGTCTGTACCACTATACTTATAGGAAGCCCAATCAGTTAGTACAATTTTTCCCTTCCATTCAGAGAGATAACAAGAACCTGCCTTGTTATCAGACCTCAAAGGATTTAGAATATATTGTCCTAATTCTACTCTGTGTCCTAAGATTAAACTCCACACATCAATTTGATTGATTGAATCAAGGAGTTCCTGTCTTGTGTGGTACTTGAGCCATTGTAATTTCATCTTTAATTATTTCAGCGTACTCGTTTGGGACAAAATAATTATAAGAATAATGATTAATTCCATATTTATATACAGGATGATATTGTTCCCAACACTCTACATAAGAACTAAGTATAGTAGTAGTTTCAAACCCGTTACAGGTTTGTCTATGTACATTACAAATAGAACCTTTTTTTAAAATATGTAATCCGTAAGAATTCTGATGGTAATGATCATACAATATTCTTATTTTCATCTTTTTTCTTAAAAAGTTTATCTAACACTGCATTTGACTAATAAATTAAGTGTTTCTTGAATTGTCATTGATAATAAAATTCATTTAGTTGAAATATTTTAATTCTATCTTGAGATTCGAGATAGTCTAACTGACCTAAAGTAGTGAGATTATAAACATAATCATCTCGAAAAGCATGTCTTTCTAAATAAATGTCAATTGCTTTTTTAGGATTATTTGCTACTCCTATAACATGTCCGTTAATGTTAAAGATTACATAAATCATTGTTGAAGATTTTTAGTGTATTCTAAGAGTTCTTTTTTAGTCATATTTTCAAGTTTCTTTTAATGTAAAAAAAATCCATCTGAACTTTCTTCTTGGTTAATAATTCCGGTAAACTGGTCATAAAAAACTACTTGACCTCCCGAATAGAGAAAAATCTCATACGACCTTTCTGTATATTGAAAATTCTTTTCAAACTTTTGACATCCTCTTTGAGTACATCCAGTTAAAAGAAACAGTGCAATAAAAATTGGAAAAATGTGTCTCATTTGAGAAAAAAATAAGGGGGTGTAAATTGTCTACACCCCCTTAATTATGAATATTGTTTACCAACCAGAATTGGCAGTAGAACCCGATTCAGGTTCAGCACTTGCTACTACTGGTGCAACCTTAGTTTGGTTCAAACCTCCATAAACAACGGGATTGTTACCAAAGGGAAGTTTGTAGTCATTCTCTTTATAAGAAGGAATATTGAGGTATTCTCCTTTCCAGTGAAGAACTACGTTCACTTCTTTACCTACTACTTTTTCAAGAATTTGAGTAAGAAAATCTCCTTGAAACTTCGCAAGAGAATCTACATCACTTTCATCAAACTCAGGAGCATTTGCCCACATTTCAGCAAATGTTTCTTCGTAGTTTTCATCAACTACAGCAAGAACATCTTTGAACTCTTGGAGTTTATTCGTAAAAGTCCAGAGTTTATCAACCGGAATAGGTTTATTTACCAGTTGATACCAGAATGTCTGGCTAAAATCTTTACCTTCTTCTTTACCCGGACGAGTAAAGATAAAAGTAATTTGTTTACCATATTGTCCATCACCGATGGTGAAAGACTCAAATTTGAACTTGTTAAGTCCGAACTGTGTGAAAGTACCTTTGCTTTCAGGAACGTCAGTTAATTTCATTTAAAAACTTTTTTGTTTATTGATTGAATTATGATTGAAAATTGTTTACAATTTGTGATTCGTAGGTTATTATTAATTTATGGTAAAGTCGTTGTTTTCTTTGTTCATCTACTGGTATTTTAACTCTTCTTGATACAGTATGAGGATGAAGTTCTAATTCTCTCCCTGCTTCTTGACAATTATTAAACGTGTTTATCAAATTGTCTTCTAAATCATAGAGATAAATTGTTTTACGTTTATGATATTTTTTGTATGGTTCTACTTTATCTTCTGTGGAAAATATGAAAGATAATACTCTTCTGGACTTTCCATCAAGATTTTGTTTAATTACTTTCTTATTTACATTTATTGCTCTTGCAGCCTCGCTAATCGAACAGAAAGAATTAACAAAATTACCATTCAAATCAAACTGGTTAACTACATGCCCTGAACGTAATCTTTTATCTTTAGGTTTAAGTTCTGGTAAAACACCTTTTTCATAATCTGACTTCAATAACCATAAATAACCATTTGATGTATGGCTTTTTCTTTTCTTCCCATCTATTGTTGGAAGACTACATGAAATAGTTGATGGCGAAGTATTTAATTGTCTTGCTGCTTCAGCGATACTTTCAAACTCATCTATATATTTTCCTTCCAAAGTAAACCTAACAATAGATATTAGTTTTGTGGGAATTATATTTGAAGTACCTCCCCTTGCTATGTTTAGACTTATCCCTTCAGACTTGTAAAATTCTATTAATTCTATTTCAAAAATATCAACTTCTATTTTTGTTAAATCTTTAAATATAACTTTGAAGATGTGTGCTTCATAACCATATTTTTGAAGTGAATTATAGATTGCCTTTTGGTCAGGTTTGCATCTTTTATAATCTTCAAATCTTTTTCTTGGATTACACGTTTGTCCAATATAGACTTTACCAGTAGGGTTTGTGATTTTGTAAATTGAATATTTCTTAGTGTCCATAATACTTTTTCTTGTTAATGAGTCCACAAATTTAAAAATAAAATGGACACTAAGAAAGTACTTTTAGAACTATTTCACAACATATTTCACATCGTCGTACACAAGCCACAACAAGGTATTAATGTTAACTTGACGGAGTTTAGATTCATAAGAACCTTGAATATCCATATCAACACAAGAATACTTTCCGTCTCTGGATGTAAACTCTACCTTGAAGCCTCTCAGAACCCTATCTTCTCCAGGTTCAAATTGAAGAACCGGATTTTTCAAGATGTTACGAATGATGTTAATTGAAGTGTCTGTTACTGATTTTTTACCAGTTTTTGCGGCAAGAATATCATTAGATGCTTGCAAAGCAAGTGCCTCAATTTTTTCATTGTAGGCTTTGTTACTAAGTTCTTTACCTTGTTTCTGAAAACAAACAGTAAAGACTTGACCACTTGAGATATTTTCCCAAATTGTACGAATCCCTTTAACTCTGACATCTCCTACTCTTACTTGAGTATCTTTTTTAAGTTCTCCTTTGGAGATTGCCTCATCAATTTGTTTCTGAGACCAAAATTTGTCTTCTCTGCCCACCTCCAATTCTTTGGAATATTGGTCAGCAGTTTTTAACAGGTCTGTAACATACTTATTGTCAAGTGTTACTTTTTTACCTGATTCAAGATGTGTAAAAACAACTCCGTTTGAAGTTACACTTTCACACTGATAACGGCTTTCTTCGGAGAATACATCTCCTTGTTTGATTTCACTAATGTTGACCATTTGTTTAGTTTAATCGTTAAGAACTTTTGAGTAAAACCCAACACTTACATCTTCCCCTTCTTCAAGAGATTTTCTGTATTGAGTCGTGGCAGTTGCTTGAGTTTGAAAAGACATCTTTACACCTTCTCCTGTGTTGTTATGAACAAGAGTGTTAGAGATATCAATGTTCAAGTGTTTTACAATGTAAGCAGTATCATCTTTAGTTCCGATGAAAGTAATTGTAAAACCTCTAGATTCACAAGTAGCAATCAAAGCCTTCAATGCTGAGGGATTAGCATATTTACCATTACTTGCGTTTTCCTCGCCGTCAGTTAGTATTTTAACAAGAACCTTATCTTCTTTTGGAACTTCATTAAGAAGTCTCTCAAGAGTTTCTCCAATTGTCTGATAAAGTGGAGTTCCGCCTCTTGTCCCATTAAACTTAAGAGTAACATTAAAATCACTCATAAAGTAATGAGTAGTAATATCTCCACTATTATTAAATTCAACGAAGGTGAAACTTTTAAACCCTTCATTTTTACAAGTCTCAAAATCTAACTGAATGCCCGCACAAGCATTGTTATACTTTGAACCATTCATTGAACCAGAACCATCCAGAATAGTTACGTTATGAACATCTGGAATATCTGTTTGAGATTGAGATTGTACTGTAGTGTTATCTACCCTCATTTTTACCAGTTGAAATTTGGTTTAACTTGTTCTGTTACTTCTTTCATAACTGTTTCAACTTCAGGTTCTTCAACTACTTCAGAATCAAGTTCATTTTCATCTTCAATTGCTTCATCTTGAGGAATCAGAGTTTCACCAGTTTCTACTTGAACTACTTCTACTTCTACCTCTACTTCATTTTTATCATCTGGGTCACGGTCAAGTCCTCCAAAATCTACTACAAATTCACTTTTTGCTTTACGAGGTCTTGTACGATAATTTGTGTAATCTGCGCCAAGAGTAGCAAAAGAACTTCTTGTTGCTTCTTTAGTGAGTTCTACGTTAGGCTCAAGAAGACCTGCTTCATGTGCCTTAGTAGTGAGATAGGTGTGAAGTTCAGTTGAAGGAACTTCTACATTGTTCCATGCTTCCAGAAACAGGGATTTGAATTGACTTTTTTGTTCAGTCGTCATTGTTAAAAAGTTTGGTTAAAGATTAATAATTTGAGTTGAAGTTGTTTGTCCAAAGAACCGAGGAGAAATATAAAGTTTCACACCATTAATATAACTACAAGGCTCTTGCTCAAATCCTTCTCCTATTCCATCAGACCATTGTCCGCTAGTATAGTCCACTAAATAATCTATTTCATCTTGACTTAACGATGCTTTTAATTCGTAAGTGCATACAGACCAAAGTTTACCATCTTCATATACAAATTTGGTATAGCCTGATTTTACTTTACTTGCAATTATATCGTCATCTATATAATCCGCAAAGTTATCTGGAATTTCAATTCCATTACATTCTTGTAATTGTAAATCAGAAAGACCAAAATTTTCACCTTCTTGATCTTCCAAATAGGCTTTTGCTTCACCTTTAATAATTAGTTGTTTCATAATATTCTTTGTTTGATTCATATTTAGAGAGTTCTTCCATATACCACCATTCATACTGTTCTGTGGTCATTAAAGAATCCCAATTGTTAAGCATATATTGCATTAGTTCAAAGTCTTGTATGTCCATAAGGTTCAACAAATTTAGAATCAAGTTCTATTCCTGCAAAAATAATAATTAATTTTTAGATTTTACTAAAAAAGGAAAAATTTGTTCCCAATGAGTTTTAATTTCATTACCTTCTTTAGTACTTAAAACAATCTCTTTTCCATCAAAGTGTCTTGATTTGAAGTGAGAATGATTGTCATTAAGCACAAATGAAGCAATTACTTGGTTCTCTTTTCTATAAAGGGATGCAGAGTCACTTGCTGTACCAATCAACTCAAGAAGATAAGAAGGCCAGAAATCAATCTCCTTAACAGAGACTTCACTAATTTCGCTTTTTTTAAGAGTATTGTATTTAGTGTGAGCCATAAAAATGGTACACTTTCCTGCAAGTGTAGTAAGGTCTCCAAAAATATCTTTCCAAGCCATACCATAAAAGTTCCAACCATTTTGACCAATATCTGCAACAGGGTCTTTACTAAAACAACTCCTAAGTTGGTCTCCATTATACTTACCTGCTCCAAATCTTTCATCTGCTTGTTTCTTAGCAGCACTCTTACCTACCATACTCTCATTATAGTATTTGGCTCCAAGAGTTACAATTACTTCTTTAAGACAAGAAAGAGGGTCTACTACAATGAAATCATAAATAGGACTTCCATTCTCTATGTTTTTGTCTCTAATAGTTTTAGTAGACATTTTAAGGGCTTGTGCCAAAGACCATCCATTCTTTTCTGCTATACCTTTAACATCAAGAATATGTCCTCCTACAGCACCAGCACCACTTTGTAAGTCAATGTGAAGGGCTTTGTACCCATTGATATTTAGACCTTTTACTAAGGTACTCTTGCCAACTCCGGGTTGGCTTGACATTAACATTAAAGAAGGGTGTGTTACTTGACCTTCTGTAAATTCTGGTAATTCAATCATTTCTTTTTGAAATTTTAGTTGTTATTGTTCCATAAATATACCCAAACCTATTAGAACTACCAAAGTTCTAACAAGTAATTTTGATGTAATTATCATGTTATTTTTGCTTATTTAAAAGTTTTTATTCGTTCTACAAATTTGGCATATTCAGGTGTTCCTATTGTAGGAATGGTTTCAAACCAACCTGTTCTACCACCAAAGAACACAGAATCATGTACAGAAGAATCTCCAAATCTGCTTTTAATTATATTGATAGTTCTAAGGTAATTACCAAATTTGCTTAGGTCATGTTTGTCCCAAACAGGCATTACAGGTCTGACACCTCCCTGATTTGTTTTATTAGGATTTGCTATACCTATCAAGTTAAGATAAGACCTACCTACTTCTTTATTTCTAGCAAGACCATTTTCTGTAGGAAGTATTTGTTGATCTCTTCTGCTTTCTTGATTTTCTGAATCAGCATTCTGGTGCTGAATAGGTACTATTGCATACTTCAATTTATTAGCAGCAAATCTTCGTAAGTTTTCTACAGTGTTCCAAATAGCCTCACTTTGGTCTTTTTCATTTGTTTGAGGACTAATAAGAAGCAAGTGATCTATTACTACTACAACAAACTCATCAGGATCATTTGGTACATAAGAATCCCAAGAATTATCAGCACTTACTTGTCCTGATACTGGCATATTTTGAAAATAAAACTTACCTCTTCTTGCTGCAAATTCTCTTACTGTTTTCCAAATACCATAAGAATTAAACACATTATCGTAATAAGTAATATAAGGAAGCATTTTTTCTACTCTGTCTTCTACTTCTTTAATTTTCTTAATATCGTTAATGTCAATAGTTCTACCAATCCCTAAAAAGTCTTTGATGTTATACTGAAGTCCGTGCATAATAAAGCCTTGGTAACTCATCAAACTGTATAAGAATTGAGATTTTGACTCTTCCATTCCTATATATAAAATGTGTACATTTCTATTGTTTTGCACAGCCCATTTAATACCGTCATGAATTACCAGTTTTTTTACCAAAGATGTCTTAGATGAAGCAGGAGTACCTGTAAAACAGGTTAACTCCTCTCTCATCAATCCTGGAAACCATTCTGTAAACTTACCTAAGGATTCAAAGGGTAGATAATTAATCTTACCTGCAATAAAGTCCTCATGGTTCTTTTGTATTTTTTCGGTAAGATTTAGTTGTATCATGCGTAATTCTTATAATCTACAATAAAGTTATTTGACCCTACATAACCTGCAAATTTCTTTGCAAATTGAGTAGTTTCATAATAATTACTAATTACTATTGCTGCTCTTCCAAGATTAAATTGTTCACCAAGTATCTCCTTGGCTTTTTTAAGAGCCTCCTTGTCATTGTAGTCATCGTAGATGGAATATTCCAACTTGGAATTCATGTGCCCGTTAGAAGTAATGTAGTAACCAGAAAGAAGACTACACAACTCATAGTATTCATCCTGTATGTCGTACCCTGTCAAAGGAACTATAAGTTCAAGATTACCTGAACTGTTAGTTCTACATAATTGAATTTGGTATTCTTGAAACTTTTCGTAAGGAAACAGTCCTGAATTGAACAAAAGGTTTTCAAGTTCAGGATACGAATACATATTCTCAACTAAAAACCCAAACAAAATCCCTTGGGATTGCTCCAAGGGATTTGTTGAAAGATTATTTTCTTTTAATAATCTTAAGTATTCTTTATTAATCATTGTTTGATGGTTAATGATTCAAAGTCAATGTCGTAATCTATGCAAATAGATTTTACTTTATGTATCCCTTCTTTGGATAAACCTGTATCTGTCCAGTAGTTTTCTCCATCATGAAGTATTTGAATACTTTGCAAAAAACTAACAGGTAATAGTTTCATCCATGACGGAATAACTTTTTTAAACTCTTCGTCTCGCATAAGACATGTAGCACTTTTACCACAAACCAACAAATCTTCTTCCATTCCTTTTTTTAAATATCTTCCAACTGCACATTTCTTTCCATCTTCAGTCAAATATTTACATGATCCGAGTGCATTTAATGCTCTGTTTTCCAGAGTATAGAAATTTATGGTGTCTTGTAAGACCCATTCCTTTGAGTGTTTTTTCATTGTCTACATTTTTAATGTTGTGATGTGGTTAGCGATCAAGATTGAAAGGATAAGTACAATAAATGCTATCCATAAGGGAGCATCTGTTTTGTATTTCTTTCTTTTCAGTCTTTTTTCTTCTTCGTCAAGAATTCTGTTAATTCTATCTTCTAAAGTGTTTTGTGGACTATCCATTCTGGTTTAAATTGTTTTAAGAATTCTTGAACATACTTTTCGTCTTGAGTATCAGGATAGTACATTACTATGATTTTGGGAGCAAGACTTAAAAGACTTCTGGCTGCTCTTTGAGCCTGAGAACCTTGTTTTAAACTTGACTGGATTATGATAAGATACTCTACTCCAAAAAAATCTTGACCTCTATCTAACAATTTACACGAAAATATTTTATCAATTTCTCCTTTATTAAATTGTTCTACTAATTCGATACTTCCCGGGTTATTAGAATGTACTGCAAATTCAGCATTTAATAAATCTGCTTGTGCAGTATCATTACAAAATACCAGACTTCTGTTACCTTGAGGAAGTTCAGCGAAAAGTTTCTTAAACCATCTGTTTTTAATATCAGCAAAGAATTTTTTTCTTTCATTTCCTATTCTCATCTTTTTATCTAAACAAGCAGTTTTAGGAAACTTATCTTTGATAAATTCAAATAAAGAAGATAGTTCAGGTGGTTGAGGTTTAACTAAAGTAGAATTAGTTTTGACATTTTCTTGCCATCTTAATAACTCTGTCTGATAGTTGTCATACATACTCCACTCATTTTCTAATCCTTTCCACTTTTCAAATTTTTCATTAAGAAGTCCATAATACTCTACTTCTGTACATTGAATTAAAGCATTTACTTTCTTATCTTTGAATACTGTCCATCTTTCATTAAAGGGAACTATTACATTCTTTTTCTTTTTATCTCTACTATTAACGTAAACTAAATACCTTTTAGTGTTGTCCATTGATAACTTAACAGCAAACACTTTAGGTTGAGGTAAAATACCCCAACTAACTCCTTGTTCCAAAGAAACTTTAGCGTGAAAGAACTGATTATTAGTAAGTTGTCGAAACTCCATAATATGATCTCTATCTAAAGTTCCTGACATCATTATCCAATGTTCAGGTTTAAACTCTTGAATTTGCAACCATCTTTTGTCACTAAAAGCAAGATCAGCCTCATCCAAAAGAATGATAGAGTATTTGTCTCGATCTAATTTGTGAAGACTCTGATAACAATAAATGTCAGCCCTATCTAAAAGATGAGGATTATATTCTGTTAAATTTTGAATCCACTGTTTATTAGTGGCTTCTGCTCCACTTAAAATAAGAATATTGCCTTCCCAACTTTTATTATTTATGATTGTAGCAGCAATCATAGATTTTCCTACACGCATGTAAACATCTAAAAGAAAGTGAGGACTATCTTCATTCGAGATAGCCTCACTTAATTCTTGTCTTGTAACCTTATCTTGTTTAAACAGATTGTTAAATTTCATTCTTTAATAATTTCAAACCAGTCTGGAAGAGATAGAACTCTATCTAAAGAATAATAAATATAATCTTCAACTCTTACAGTAGAAGGTTCTCTAACAAATTCGTCATCTAAAAAATGATAAAGATCTGTTGGAAGACTTTTTTCCATTTGATCAAGAAAGTCTTTTGTGCAGGCATTATAGTTAACTGTAGTAAATACGGCTCCTGCTCTCAGATCTGGTGTGTCTTTTAAAAGTATTGCTTTCATGCTGCTTCTAAATGTTTAAATGATTTTTTTTCAATTGAAAAGTCTTGAAGTTGACTTTCTGTAATTTCAGAATTGTCAAGATTTCTAAATCTGAAAATTCCAAAATTAGGTTCGACCATAAATCCAGATTCTCCTTCTCCAATAGGTAATTTAGGATTAACTAGTTCTTCAAGAAGAAGTCCTGTACCTAACCTTGAAATTACCACATCTCTAATTGTGTAATAAACACCTTCTCTTGGTGTTACTATCCCATACTGTTCGTAAACTTTTCTTGCATCTAAACTGAAAAGATCATTTACGCAAACAACATCAAATGATTTCATACTCCTTAGTTTAGTCTTGATCTACATACCAACCTTTTATACGAAAAGGTTTGTTTCCATATTTTCCTATTGCTTTGTAAATAGCAGTAGGATGCACTTTCAAATAAAATGCAGCCTCTACCCCATTTTTAAACTCTTTAATCCAGAGTTTAGATTTCTCGTTCTTTTGTTTGACAAGAATAATCATTTGTTAAAAATTTATGAAGTTCTATGTAGTATAATGTTGCTTCTGCTCTGTCTAATACCAAAGCAGGATTACTACTTCCCTTTCTTTGAAGATTCCAGAAGTATATTCTATTGTGTTTAATAGTTACTGTTGGTAATTCTATAAACTCTACACCTAAACCTTCAAATTCTTTTATTACTTGTTCAGGTGTAGCAGTTTTCATGTATTTATTCATTTTCTTTTGAATTGCTTGTGCATTCATATCTTTTATAAAGTTCTTTAAGTATGAGATAGTTAAAATATGCCATACCAAAACCTAATGGACATAAAACTAAAATAAGTTAAAACATACGTAATTGGTTATTATTTTCAAGATTATGAATTATTTCATAAATTTTTTGTAAATAAAATCTCTTGTCAAGAATGTAATCTTTAAACTCCTTCTCTTCGTAATTATTAAATAATTGTACTCCCCATCCTTTTAACATGTTGTCAGGTTTAGATTTACTACTTTTTAATTTATAGAGATAAGGAGCATTCTTAGAGACATAAAATCTATTTAGTCTCTGTTGTTTCTGATTGTTCCATAAAACCTGATAATCTTTCGTATTGTTAACTTATATTTTCATATAAGACCAGACTATATCTTTATGTCTTTTTTTCTGTGTATTTAAAAGAATAACCTTTATATATTTTCTTCTTTTGAATTCCTCTACAAATTTTTGTAATTTGAGAATGAGAAAATATTGGATACTCTTTACATATTTCTATTGCAGATTTATATGTTTTTATAATATTGAAGTTTATATCTAACAGTGCTGTTTCCTTTTCTTGATAATTAGTACCTCTCTTTTTACTTTCTCTGGATAATTTTAAAGATATTTCTTTTCTTCTTTCTTCAGTCCAGTTAGACTTTGTTTCTTGTATTTTAAGAACTGTTTCTTTTGAATAGGTTCTGTTTTTAAAAGGACTATTGTCAACAGAGAGCATTTCTTGTATTTTTAATAATGCTTTTTCTGGTTTTTTTCCTTTCATTTTATCAGAAATCTTTCTTTTTGTTTCTTCTGAAACAGTCCTGTAAGTTTCATTTACTTCTTCAATATTATAACCGAATTGTCTATCAAGAGTATTGTATTGTTGTATATAATAAGATTCTCTTTTTCTTAACAAATCAAGGTGTACTAATTCGATAACGAAAATGCAAAAAGATTCTTCACCATACTTGTTCCACGCATTTTGTAAATGCTGATTATGATGTTTGTTATTTTGTAAACTGTTTCTATGCCAACCTGATCTGGAATATAAGTTTTTTGAACTTCCTATATACATTTTACCATTTATTGCATTTTCAATACAATAAACTCCTGACACCTTTTTCGTACTTTTAAAATCCAATAGTTTCATACAAGGATATTTTTTGTTAATTTATCCCTGCAAGATACACAAAAATCAAAACATACCTACCGTTTCCATCAATTATTTTTATATTGATGTACTCTCTTACGAGATAGTCGTTGCACCTTCCTCTATTTACAGAGGCTTGGCTCAAGATTGTCCAATTCCATAATGTTATAACTATACATGTTTGTTTTCCCAAACATCCGTATCATAGTATTTCTACTTTATACTTAGTAATTATGGACTCTAAGGATGTTCCTTGAATTAGATAGGTTTATAGTGAGCCTTCATTAACTCACTTTGAAAGAAGCACAGAAATCATAAATATGAAGTCCGTAATTTTCTGGATTTGATAACACTTGTTCAGGTGTTACTCCTTGAGTAAAATATATCTCTAAACATTTAGGAATTACTAAAAAGTCTACAGAACTTCCAAGTTCAGGATTGGTTACAAACTGTCCTTTTTTCTTTAAAGAACCGTTTTCAAGAATGGCTAAATAAGAATTTACATTTGAATAAATAATCTTTTTATAAAATTCTCTTTCAAATGTAACATTAAACTTGTCTTCTGTTTTCTTTACCAGACTAAGATATAAATCTAAGTCAGTCTTCTTTACTTTTGCTTCCAAACCATCAGTATTTACACTGATAACTTCTATTCCATTTAAGATACATTGTTCTATTAACCACAAAAGAATTAACTGACCTCCACATCTAACTTTCATAATTCCTGGTGGATTATAAAGCCATGAATGTTCCATATCTAAAAGACCTGAAACACCATTAAGAATCAGTTTATAAAACAAGTCTTGTTGAAAAAAAGAATTCCATTCATCAGAACCTTTTTTAGTCTTTTTAAGACCCGGTTTTGTCTCTGTGATTCTTTTGTGTTTGAATCCTATATAAGTACCTAACACTTCAGGAAACCTAAATGCTTTCCAATTTTCAATATTGGTAGGATACATTGCTCCTATATCATCTGTAACTATTAAATAGTTATCGTCAGTCTCATATATTTCATTCTTATTAATAGAATGAATACCTCCAACTCCTACTGAAATCTTTACAGGATGAGTAGTACCTACTACAAATTCTTTACTAAAAGTATCTACAGAATTTTCCCATTCCTTATAAACCTTTTGAAAAATAGGTGTTTGAAAATCAAAGTTAAGGTCTGCAAACAATTCTTTAAAGTAAATAGTAGGTCTTTGAAATCTTAGATTTCTTATGTCTTTCTTATCACTTCCTGTTATTTTACAATAACTTTTTAAAAGAATTTCTGATGCTATCTTAGGACTGTCCATAGACCAAGCATTGATTTTATAGGACTCTGTGATGTGCTGTCTCAACTGAACAGTACCTAAATTACCAAGAGAGACTTTACCTTTTCCTGTAAACTGGTCTGTAAGTAATTTAAGAATGCCTAAGTCGTGAACTAAGTTATAAGTCTTGATTTCTTCTGATTGTTCTTTGGTCAAGATAGTATTAGGATCATACGGAAGTTCCATAACTACAGGATAGTTCATTTGAATTCCTAATCCTTTAAGACTTATCTTTTTGCTAAGTCTAAGCATTTTACTCCAATACAAAAACAAATCTATATCAATCCACTGTTTGTTAAATTCGTATTTATAAGGTTTTATTTCTTCATAAAAATTATCAGAATCAATAACTTTATCTGAAAATCTTTTAATTTCAGTATTTATATACTTAACAGGCATGTTGTTCCAATTACCAAGACTTCTTTTAATAAAAGCCAACACCATGTTATCATAATGTACTCCATTAAAAGAGATCACAAAACCTTTATAGGTTTTTAACCATTCTCCTAATTCTTTTCTATCATCTTTCCATTCTGAAATCTCAAAATAAGAAGTCTCTCCTGTGTAGTAATCTTTGAGACCTAACATGAAAAAATTCATATATACCTCACAGTCAATCAGTTGTCTATTCATACTTCAACCCATTCTGTTACTTCAATCATTTTAGTTTTCTTTTCTACAAACTTCCAATCAAGTTTTTCACAATAGTTTGAACCATATATAACTGTTTCAAGTACATATCTACCTTCTATTAAGTAAACACGCTGGAAACCAAAATCATCATTTTTTATAATTTCTTGCTCATAGTTTTTTAATATATCTTCACAGAATTCTCCTAAAAACCAAGCAAGCATATAATCATCTTGTAGTTTTTCAATAGTAAAATCATTGTCTTGGTTTAATACTTTATAATACAATTCATCTTCAGTTCTTGCTGCTTCACTGAAAACTTTAATTGCAAATTCTCTTATAAAATTGTTTGCTGTCATGTTATATTTTTTATAGTGTATTTTTTATCGTTTAAATATTGTGACCACATTCTTTCCAATGTGAATGTGACCATATTATAATAATCAAGACCTGTGTAGGTCTTTAATTGGTCTTTAGGGAGACCTGCTTTGTATTCAGAGTCTTTATTGGCTAAGTCCCAAAGTTCTCCCTCAAGTAATTCTAATGAAGGCTTGACTACGTTTTCCACGTAATCTTTATAGATGTGTTTTTTAGCCACTACAAAGTTGCTATAAATAATGTTTTTAGGACTATCCTTGTACATTATTCCAAGTCTTTCGCAAAGAGTTTTAACTAAATGTTTAAGGCCTGGATGATGTGATTCTGAATAATTCATGTAAGAAGAATTAGGAAGAGGTCTACAAAATGTATAGATGTCTTTGTTTTTAATTAATCTTTCAAGTTTCTTGTCAAACATTCTTGTTTTTTGAGGAAATTTCCAAGACAAAACTCCTACATATTCATCATCTTTTACATTCTCAAGTTTGTTGTCAAAGATGTCTAGCATAGCATTATACTCGAACCTCCAACTTTTCTCTTCTACTGTCTTAACCTTATTTAAATAGGGCCAAAAAAAACAAGTTTGATCTGGTCTATATTGAATAGAGAAAATATGGTGTTTAGGAAACAAAGGTGGATTATCTTTAATTTGCATTATAATATCAACTCTTGGTTCTAAGGCATCTTTAACCCAATCACATTGATTAATTATTTCAGTGCTTGTCTTTTGTTTTAAATTCCAAAGATTTTCTTTGTCCTGAATCAAATCAATTACATGAGAATACCATTCACTTTCTTTATCTACAAAAAGATTAGAACTTGGTAGTAGGTCACTTTTATCTCTATAAAGGTGATCTAATACACACACTGTTTTAGAACAGGCTGATTCTAAAGTCTTTATGCTTGATTTTCTTTGATTGAATGGGTCATCTCTAAGAGGACAAAGAATTATGTCCAACTCATTGTAGACTTGCATGTAATCAGTTACAGGTCTATATGGAACAAGTGTTGCTTGATAAGATTCAAACATCTTGTTGTGGACATCTACTCCACTTATTACTAACTCACAGTTTTCCTTAAATAAAGGATTGGTGGTTAATTTGTGAAGCCAAGGTTTAATATCTTTCCAATCATGTAAGTGGCTTATAGAACCACTTATTCCTACTTTAATCTTTCTGTTTAAAAATTCTTCTTTAGTTTCTTCTTTGATTTGAAACTGTCCTTCTCCATAGGGTATCCTGTTAGGAATAACAGTTACATTTTCATTAAACTGTCTTACCTCTCTCTCCAATTCAGTTGTAGTTACAGTAACCCAATCTGCCAATAAGCAAAGGTCTTTACTGTAAGGTTCAATTTCTTTTTGAGAGAGGTAAGAAGGATTTGTTTGAGGTATTTCCCAACTGTCATCCATGTCAAAGACTAATTTAAATCCGTACTTTTCTTTCCAAAGAGCAATAGCCCAAGGTTGAACATCTATGTACCTGTTTAACCAGATAATATCATAGTCTTTACAGAGTTGTTCTGTAAGTTTAGTAGAAAAGTCAGCCTTTAAAAATGAAAGTGGATTATAAATTCGGTGATAGCAACTTCCTCCAGGTTTTTCTAATCCTAATATTTTAATTACCATAGAACCTATCGTATTTTCTTTGTAAATAAATTGTAGCATCTTTATATAACCAATCTCTAATACTCCGAAGATTACCCCCACCATACCTCATTTCAAGTATATTGTCTTTACACCTATGAGCAACATATAGTTTATTTTTAATAATCTGACACTTCTCAACTAATATTTCCTGAATTCTTACGATTAAATCTTTGTTACCAATAATAGTCATCCCCTGTCTTTTTTCATGTACCCATCCATCACCATCAAACACTCCTCTAATAAAATGATTCCAAAATTCTTCTGAAATATCTGGAAAATAAGTAAAATGAGATTTTGCTTTAATACATCCCCATTTAGATAAATCTTTACACATTTTTACAGAACAAACCACCAAACTTTTTAATACACTACAATTAGGACATCCCTTTTTTCTATCTATCGTTCTTATAGGACTATCATATTTTAAACATTCTTTAAAAATTTCTAAAATATGAACATCCTTTTCTTGTAAACTCAATGTGAACTGACGGTTATTATTATAACCGTCAGCAATCAATAGACCAAGAAAATATGCCTTGTCTTCAGTATCAATCTTTTCAAAATAATCTTCTTTTAGAGAATAGATTCTATAAAGTTCTTCAAAACTTCTCTTTTTTATAGAGAATTTGTTTAAAATTTGAATAGAAGTTTTTCGAGAAGTTCCGAATTTATCTTGAATTCTATAATGATTGTTACCATCTAAGTAATATTGAATTATCTCTTTTTCTAATTCTTCAGAAATGGGAAGTCCTCTTCTTCTAATATTAGATTTGTCAACATCTTTAAGAATTCTGTCTATGGTAGAACTACTAACATTAAAATACTTGCTGCATTCTTTGATAGTTGAACCTCCTAAATAAAAGGAAATAATTTGTTGCTTTAATTCATTAGTGATTTTAGTACGTTTTTGCATTTTTATTGGCTTTAGTTAAAAGTAAGACCAAAGATACAAATACATAACTAAATATCATAGAGTTTTTTCTACTCTAATTTTACTGAGAGGCTCATTAATTAGTCCGAGAATGTTTGTCATGTTTTATCTTTGTTGAGTCACAAAGATAAATAATTTAATGTAACCAACCTTCATCTTCATCTTTTGTAATTCTGTCACGACCCTCATATACTTCAATATCTCCATCTTCCCAATCTTCTAATTGGGTTTCTTCTTCAACTTCTTCAATTTCGTCTTCTTTTTCTTCTGGTTCTGTCATAAAGACAAATATTTAATGATTAACGTTACTAAAATGATTCCTCCAATAATTAAAAACCACTTTAATTTTTCTTCTGTTTTTTTTGGATCATCTATTTGCATAATACAGAGTGATTTTGTTTAGTGTATGCCCAATAATCATTTAACAAATCTGTTATTTGACACATCAGGCAAGAGTTACATTCTTTAATACAGTCACCAAAATGTTTATTTTCGTCCAGCATCATATTAACACTTGAAATGAGAAATGATTTTGCATCTTCAACGTCAATAAACTCTTCTTGATTTTGTTCGTAAAAGAATTCAGTTAGTGTTTTCATAGTTCAACAACCCATAAATCATCAAGATCAATAATACTATCTTCTTCCCAATCTATCAGAGTATTTGTTTCAAACCATTCCTTTGTTTGTTCCCAACTTATCTGACTGTCTGATTCAAATTTGTAAAGAAAACATTCTCCACTACCGTATTCAACAAATACAAACTTTTGAAACTTAGGTGTATGTTTTGCTATTTGCTTATATATTTCTGATTTGGCCCAAAATGCTCCTTGTTTAAAACAAATAGTACCGTAATCTTTTAATGTTTTGTCTTGTGTACTAGCCATTTCAAACGTGGCTGCCTCAGAAATTACTTTTTTTGTTAAGAAGTCTTTCATATCTCAACTAATTCAAATTTAACAAGTTCAAATTCTTCTGGTCTATAGTAGTCTGTTATTCCACGTAGTCTTTCATACTTAGAAAGACTCATGTTCTTAATACAATCTACATTATAAACTGTACCTTTCTCATCCAGAAGATAATAGGTTCTGTATCCTACTTTTCTTTTCTTAAGAAACAATCCTGTCTCTTTGTGTCTGTATTTAATCATAACCAATACTTTGTTTTAGTTCTTCAAATTCTTTAAAGGTTATATCTTTTTCCACTCCTGATTGTAACCAGATTACAGTAATATCATGGAAGATAGGATAATTATCTATACTTCCTTTGCATCTTCCTGGAATCATCCAAATAAAAGGAATTGGATATTGTATGTGAAACAATGTAATGGTAGGATTAACTTGACAGTTTGAAAAACTGTGATTCCCTTTGTAATATCTTTTTGTAAATCTGTCTTGGATAATAATCTCTCCTACATTACTATAAGATATTAACCTGAATTTGTTATTTGTTTTGTTCCAAGTATTATCTACATCATAGTTACCATGTCTATACCACCACGTAGTTCTGTATATCCAGTATTCATTTCCAGTAAACTTATTTGGTAATTGACTTAATACTGGAACCAATTCGTATTGTGTTAATGTGATTGAATTCATATCTCAACCTTTACCCATGATGGATGATAGTAGTGAGTAATATCTCTTTCTTGCTTGGCCTTACCTCTGAACACTTCTCCACAGTGTACTACTTTACTGTAAGGTCTGTTGTAAGTAGCAAGCCAAGCCACCCACCATGAGAAAGTACTGTTACCTATAATCCAATCATCCATCAATGTACCAAGGATGAATTGTTCTGCTGCTTTTTCTGAATGATAGTGTTTGAAATTATCAGCATGAGTGTGAGTTCCATTGGGTTCTGCATAATAAAATCCGTATCCTTTAAATAAGGTCTTGGCTTTTTCTATGTCATCACTAAATACTACAACTTTTCTTTCTTGCCAATAAGGAAATTGTTCAAGTGCATTGAGATACCAATCAGTAGGAATCTGAAAAAAATCTCCATGTCCTACAAAGTCTCCAAGTCGAATTGAAATACCTATAGTAGACTCAGGAGAATTAAACAAATAACTATACTTGTCTTGTACTTTTTCAATCTCTTCTTGCTTAATCTTAAGACTGTTGAACACTTCTCTCTCATATCCTTCAAACCATTTGTAAGATTGTCTGAAATGATTAAGAGCAAAAGTTACATCCTTAGTATAGTCCAGTCCATTAATATAATCTTCTTCCTCTTGAGTCCATCCCCATTTCCAAGGTCTGATTATTTCTCCATACTTAGGTTCTTCACTATGGGTAATAGGAGGATTTTCTAAGTAACGCCAGAGATAATACCAGTCAGGATAACTTGCTTGAGTATTATGGACATGACTCAGTTTAGTGTTAGAAGCATACTGAAACAAAAAGTTACCTAATCTAAGGTGTTTACCAAATAGTTCTGAATAAATCATGTTATTTTTTATAAATATTTAATACTTGTTTATCTGTCATTGTATGTATATAGTTATAGCATTTTGATTAGACTGAATAGTTAATCGTAAAAGATTTCCTTTTTCATCAAAATCACAATTGGTAATATTTTTTACAGCAGATTCTTTAATCCATCCTAATTGAACATGTTGTTGTTCTAATTCTGCACTAAGACATTCTTTTAATTTATCAATTGTATCGTAACTTAAATTGTGATTTTCTCTAAATGTAGATAAATCTGTATTATATTTGTTCCACTTGTATTTATAATTGTCTCCAAGAACACTCCATAGTATAAGTCCAAAAAATTCAACATACTCAATATAACACGGACATTCTAAAGCACTTTCGATAAGAATTAAATCTGAATAAACCTTACATTTTTTTCCATTTAAGGACTTAAATACTTCTTTAACGGTCATTGTATGTATTGTTATTTACAAAAATGTATGGTGTCTCCAATAGCATAAAGTCCGTGAGGAACATAAATAAATGCACCATAATTTGTTTTTATTTGATCATGACCATCATCGTAGTATTCAATTCTTGCAACTAAATGACCGTCAGATACAGAACAAGAACAAAACATAGTTATTAAGAAAATAAATAGTAGTTTTTTCATTCTCAGATATTTTATATTAGTCCTTCATAACCTATGATATCTTCACTAAGGTCAATACCAAGTATTCCAAAAGGACTAGATTTTGTAGTTGAATCAATTTCAGAATTTTCAGTTGTAGAATCTCCTTGACTACATTCGTCATCAAAGTCTTCTAACTTTCCTGTTTTAAAACACATACTACAACGGTAAATACCATTAGCAAGGTCTACAATAAAAGTTTGATGGTTCATACCCAAACATATTTAAATAACCAAAACAAGAGGAGACTTCCTACAACAATAATACCTACCAATAAAGCATCGGAAATAAAAGTATTTTCTTCTCCTCTATTTTCAAGAAAAGAATTATCGGGTTCCTCTTCATAATTGTTTATAGGTTCGTAACCATTATAAACATCTTGTTTACCTGTTCCATTACAAGTATAGCAATGAAAATTTTCTGTTTTTCCTGTATCAGGATCTTTTTTACGGATGTATCCTTTTCCGTTGCAATCTGTACATTTGCTCATTTCTTTTTAATTATAATTTGAGAGTGATGAAAATGAATTGAATCTATTTGTTTCATCCAATTTGGAACATCTAAGTTACGTGGAGGATTAAATGTCTCTTGTCTTTTTAGATTAATTACATGTGCCAAATCAAACATATAAGTCATAATAGTATTTACATGTAAATCAAGTACTGTAGAACTACCTCCCCAATCAGGCCAATAAGAAGTAACAGTATCTTCAATACAATATAAACCTCCAGGCTTTAAAAGAGGAAACAATATTTGAAAAGATTTAATTGTATTTTCTTGAATGTGACTTGCATCATCAATTACAATGTCAGGTCTACCAAATCCTTCTATTAAATTTTCCAGTTTTTGTTTATCTGTTTGGTCACATAAAAAACTACGTGAAGTTCTATTTACATTAACTTCACTGTTGTCAATAGCATAACAACTTCCATTATAAAAGTATTCACACCATCCTTTTAAGGATTCTCCTTCTCTATTTTCTGATTCAATATTTCCAATACCCAACTCAAGTAAAACAATTTCTTTATCTCGGATAGGTTTAAAATAACTTTCATATACTGGAGTATAGTTATGATACTTACTGCTTTTGTCTGTTCTTACAGCAGACATTATTTGATCAAGTGTTTTCATATAAGTCCTAATTTTTTTAATTCTTGTTCAACTTTAATCCAATCTACAAATGGTCTGTCTGATATTTCAAGATCATAAATAAGTGGGCACCCTAATGCAGCATCATCTATATAAAGATGAGCATAACATTTAGGAGAAAGTGTCCATGTATCTTGAGTAGGATTTTTCTGTATTCCGTAAAGGCGGATTCTATTTTTTTTAAACCATTTAATAGCATCAGTTAATCCTGATGTAAATTTACCAGATTCTACTCCACTATCACACCTCATTGTCCACAAAATAAGTTGATGCCCATTTTTAACTAATTTTTTAAGTATTGGAACTGCCCCTATATCTTTTCCTATTTCAGGATAACCATGTGTAACACAGGTTCCATCAAAGTCCAGGGCAATTATAATTCCGTTTTTCTTTTGTATTTCCATATAAAATTCTTGTATTTAATTCTTTTGTCTTTACAACATTCAATGATGTATTTACTTAAGAAACCAAACTCATTTGTTTCTTTAATACTATCCCACTCTTTTATGAGATTCATTTCCATATCATATTGTAAGATAGGTTTGGATGATTGTTTTATTTTTAGTTTGATTGTTTCTTCAGACTCCTTCTTTCCCTTTCTTGGGTTTACATACCCTTTTTTGTAAAGTTCTTTTTGAGATTCACTCATTCTTAACTTGGACTCTTCAGAAAAGTTTTTCTTTTTAGTCCAATGATTATTTCCTCCTTGTGCTTGTGATTTTATTTCATTCCTCCATGCAGGATGCTTCAATCCTAAGTTAGCCAATCTGATTTTTTCTTTTGTTTCTTCTGTACGTTTGACTCCCAAACTACTGTTAGCAATTTTACAGATATTGTAATATGAATCTGTGTTGTCTATCCACCATTGTTCTCTTTGAAGAAGGTTTTCTTTATCAGAGACTTTTTCTAAAATGATGAACTCAAAGTATTCTGGATGTTTATTCCATTCTTTTTGAAGTAGATAAGAATGATGATTCTTATTTGTCAGCCTTTCTAAATGTAATTTCCTACGTTTATTAAAGTTAACTGAAGAACCTACATAATATTGACCAGTAAGTTTGTTGAGTATACCATATATACATGTCATAGTAATAGAGTTTGATGAAAAGGAACCGCAAATATAGTTCCAGTTTATCAAAATCTACTGCTATAACCATTGATTAATATCCTGATTTAATAAATTGCATACTTGTTATTATAGTGTCACCATCAGTGATAAATTCAATATTTTTTCTGTTTTTTTGTAACCAATCATGAAAATCTTTTAAAGTTTTTTCAGATTGAAAGTATTCACTTCTATCACTATCATGTACATGAGTTATTCCAACAGTATTAAATGTTGCAAAGAATATTGTTTCTTTCATTTTTCAATTTTAATTGATTGTGAAGTCATTTCATTGTGAAATGTAAAAAAATCTCTTGGTTTTTCTTCTAATTTTTCTAATTCCCATAATTCAGTAGGACTTAAACCTACTAAATTATCTTGACTAACTAAAGATTCCTGCTCCATTTCAAGAGCATCTTCTTTTTTATATTTACTTAGAATTGTTAGAAGATCCATCTATTAATAATTTCACTGTGATCACAACTTTATTATAAATCCAACTAATACTATTTCCTATTGGAATACTAAGAACTTCTGCTATTTCGTACATAAATTCTGTTTTTTTATAATACTCTATGTGCAGTTTTTCTATAACTTTCATTAATTGATTCCAGTCTGAATCAGGTTGCCATAACTCTCCTTCTTTTGTGTACCAATTATCATAGAATTCGTCCCATTTTACTTTTTCTTCTAAAAAATCAGCAAGTAATTTGTTTCTTTTATATTTTAAAATGCTGTTCAAAATACTCTTTTGCTTTCTGTTCTGAATTTACATATTTGTCTTGATACTGTTGGACTTGAAATCCTCCTTCATTAGCCCAATAAGCATGATGAAAGTCTTTTCTATAGTCTTTAAATTTATATCCTTTAAAGTGCATAGATTTAAACCATTCAGTTCCAGAGTCATCATCAAACTCACCAAAGAAAGGTCTTCCTTCTTTAACACAAGCCTCTCTGTCTATCATACAAGCAAATTCATTTAATCTGCATTCTGGTAGAGGTTTAGGATTTAGTTTGTTTACGTTGTCCACTCTTGTACGGATATGTGGAAGACCTAAATTAAGAACTTCCTGATAAGTAGGCCACCATTCATAAAAAGTCTCTCCTGAACACAATCCTTTGGCTTTAGCAGGACAATTCCAACACTGTCCTATTTCTCCTATTCCTATAAGTTGTCCTTGAGAATTATCCCACGTTTCTATTTCAGAAAGCATATTACCAATGATGTCATCCAAAAAGAGTACATCATTATGTATTACAAACACCCATTGTTTATCACTATTTTCAATACCATATTGATGCCTCACATTACTATGTGGGACAAATTTTGATGGCATTGTATAAGGATTATAGTGTTTTTCAGGTTTATAGTGAACTACATTTTCAAAGTACTCTGTAACCCATGCTACTTCATCATTAAAAGGATGTTGTGCCTCTTCTAAAAAGAAGAGTTTGTCAATCCACTGACCTGAATGCTTATAAAGAGATTTCAGAGTACAAAGTGTCTGACAAGGCTTACCATAAACAGATACAATTACGTCGACTTTCATTTTACTGTTCTAATACAATTTAGAATATCTATTAAATTATCTTCAATTAAACTAACTTGGTCTTCTGTAAGAATTTCATAATCTACAAGTTTCATTAACTCACGATACAAATCTGAACCATGTGTAGGATTTGTAATATCATTGTTAGTAATCCAAGAGCCAATAATGCTTTTAAGCATTTGGGCTATTTCAATCTGTTTGTGATTTGGTTTCATTAGTAATATCATTTAAAAGTTTTATATTATTTTCTGCCATTGAGCAAAAAATTTCATATTCTTTAATTCCTTGCTCAACTCTCTTAGCAAGTTCATAAGTAGTCCAATCTTTACCTTTTAGTTTACGATCAGGTATAGAATTAAGAACTAAAAGCATATCTTCAAGTAGTTCTTTCATTTTAACTTGTCTTTAATTAAAGCATAAATTTGGTTTGCTGCATATTCAGGAGCATATCTCCACATAGAATAACTATTATGTGGAATTATTTGTTCTTTAATAATTTTCAGAATTTTTTCTTCTAATTCATCAACTGGTTCCCAAAATTCTGGAAAATTTTTTATTGTATTGATATCACATTTTGTAAATTGTTCACATGTTCCTGAAATCCACAAATCTTTTTCTTGTTCGTAAACCACGAATCCTAAATTAGGACTTCCGGGATATTTTTTAATCAGTCTATATTTCATAGGTTAACTTTAAATTCTTTTTGTAAACCAAATCTTTGAATCACCGTACCTAAAACTATTTTAAAGTTATATTCTGCTTCGTAATCTTTGAACTCCTCTCGATTACTTTCATAAAGTAACGCCGAGAAATAATGTTTTATTGCACTTTCAAAAGCATCAGGGTTTTCCAGAAATATGCTTATAACTGTTTTCCTAATATGAAATTCAATTAGATTTTGAATATTCAAATCTAAATTTGTTAAATCATCTAATGATGAACATGTGAATTGAGAAGGAATGTGTTTATTCACCCACTCAAGAATTATTTCTTTCATTTTGTGTTTAATTTGTTTAGCACCCAATTAATACCATCTTCAATAGTATTTGCTCTATATTTCTGTTCATCTGAAGAGACAGATTCTAACCATTTTCCTTCTGGTTGTTGTTTCATATAAATACTAATGTGAAAGTCCCATTTTTCAACTTTAGGAGTAAACAAATTTGGTTCTGTTACTCGATAATATGCTTCAGCAACTACTATTTGTCCAATAAATAATCTTCCTCCTTCATCTCCTTGAATAGGATGTTTCATATATTCCAAGTCATTTCTTGTGATCATTTTAATCTTTGTTTATGTAGCATCTTCCAACTGCTACTACTATAAATAATATCATTAATGCAAGTTCCATAAAAGATGTTTTTTGGGGATTTAATTATTTTTCAAATTTTACAACCAGAGGTATTTCATCATAAATTGACCAAACCATATAGGAGTTTTTAATAGACAATTTATTTGATATTGTATCAAAACTTACTGTACTTCCATTTTCGTCTGTGCAGTAATACATTGTACCTTGTTTAATCATACTTACTGGAAAATTAAATGCCAGCAATTTAGAATTTTCATGTACCGAGTAAATCTCAATTACATCGTGTTTGACTTTAATTTCCAATTTAGCATGATAAATCTCTACAGTATCAACTCTGTCTACTGTTTGAAATACAGATTCAAATGTAACATTTTGACCTGATAGAAAAAAAGGAAACAAAAGGGTAAAGATAATCAGTTTTAATTTCATTTTAATTGTATGTTGTTCCTCAATAAGAGGGATTGAAAATAGTTATTCTTTTTGTCATCAGGACAGGACTTGTAAAGGTCACAAATGTAATCACTCATATCGAATTTACAAATAGGATTTGATTTAAAGATTTGTTTTACTTTTTCTATACTTGGGAAGTTAAAAGATTTGGGGTTTTGACTTGCTTTTTGTTTGTCTCTTTGTTCTAATTGTTTTACTATATTTTCCCAAAAAGTTCCAAATTGCCCTACCATCCAATAAAAATAATCAGAATCTTTGTCCCAAACTTCAAAATAAGTTTTGTTAGCATATTTACCACTTTTGAATCTGGAGTTGTGATTTATGTTCATACAAGGCTATTTAGCAAAAAAGAAATAAGGTAGGGAAAATTCCTTCTCCCTACCTACAACTAAAGGCAGCATTATTCACTTCTTAAGCCTCGATTTTTTTACGAGGTTTCTTTACTTTTGCTTCTTTAGCAATATACTCGTTCTTAGTCAGAATTTCTCCTTGAACTACTACTTCAACAGGAGCCTGAAGATTGAGAACTGTGTTTTCTTCTACAACTTCGTCAACACGGATAACATTTTCTTTTACCAGTTCCGCCATTTGTTTTGGATATCTTGCTTCCATCTCATTGCTGATAAGAGTAGCAACTTCCAAAAAAGTGTCTTCTGTCATAAATTGCAAACATTTTGCAAAAACACCTTTTTCAAGGCTCTTGAAAATAAATTGATTGGTACGAATACCCAATTCTTTGTCAGAAAGATAAGCAGGATTTACACTGGAAAAAGTACGGCCCTTTGGGGTAATGTTTCCTTTTTCATCAATAAGTTTGTTGTCTACAAGCCAGTTGACTTGATTTTCAAACTTAGGGTGATTAAGAAAATTTACAGCAAAGTCATCAAAGACTTTACCGCAATCTTGATTACGATAGTTTTCTGCACTCTGAATACAAAGCAGTACTGCTAATTGTGATGGATACAAAATCATATGTTTTTAAATTAGATGAAAAGTTAAAATGAAGGGTAGTGTACTCATGACACTACCCTTTGTGAACATATCGGTAATTGGAAAACCAGTTTAGGGAGTAACTTTTTCAGCCGAAGTTACTTTAGGTTCTGCATTAGCAGGAGTATTTTCGGATTCGCGTTGAACAATACCTTGACCAAACTCTTTCAGTTTGGTTACAACATCAAGAGTAGATACTTCACCCACTACATCATAACGATATTGCTCGCCATAAGTAGGATCAACACCTGTCTGTACTACTTTTACTGCGTAATTGAAACCTTCAAACATACCGGCACGTTGAGCAACAGTACCCGAAAGTACTCGGGCATTTGCAGGAAGTGTGCCATTGTATGAAGTGAGAACTACTGGAGCAAGTCCATTTTTGTCTGTTTTTGCGGGACGTGCTACACTACCATTAAACTGACTTACTTTTACTACGAAAAACATTTGAAAAAAATTTAAAAAACTTTGATTGCACTTTATAACCCCAAGTACACGGACTTGGTAAAATAGAAAAACAAATTATTTTATTTTTTCAATATTCTTATTTAAAATAGATTTACTTTCATGAATAGAAAGTACTCTTTCTATGTTGGAATAAGAAATATCAATATATCCATTGGGAATCCAGTGAATTCTTCCCCGGTTTAATCTCCACGAACCTTTTGAGCATTTGTAACAATTCTCTAAGGTTTCTTCAACTCTAAGAACCAGTCCTCCTTTTTTCTTTCCTTTTACTTCGTATATCTTCGTAAGTATAAAGTCTCCGGGTTTTGGTTTTGGGGTAAACCATTTAAACCATTTAAAAATGTTCATTCTTTGATTAAAGTTAAGTAAAAAATATCATCTTCCTTTTCAAGAAGATATGTACCTTCTATATCCAGAGAAGATGACCAACTAACATTTCCTGATTGAGTTATTTTGTTAGAAGGCTCAAACTGCGAAGGTTCCCTTATAGTAAGAGTTCTTAAATCAATTTTTACCCTTTCATAAGGGAACACTTTCCTTGCTACATTATTGAAATAAACTTGATAGTTTATTCCTTTAATACGTTTAATATTTACTGTTGGTTTTTTCATAAAAAGTGGTTTTTTGGGGTATTTTAATTAAGCCTCTAATGCTGCAATACGTGCTTCAACATCAATGTCCCATACAGAACACAGTTGATTGTTTACAATAGTTACAATACCTCCATACTGACGAAAAAAAGATTTACAACAATTACAATTGTTACTTTGTCTTACATCTTTTGTGAAACCTTCAAGATACAGTTCCCAAATCTTATCACGATCAGGGTTTACTGTATAGAGGTGAATCTGACCTTTGCACATAAGGTCAAACTGTTCTTTTACTTTTTTTTAACTTCTGAGAACATAAATTAGTTGAGTTTTAAATAAAAAATCCTTACTTGTATTGCTACAAGTAAGGACAAATAAACTAAGTAAATGCTTTTTTAAAAATTCACAGTAGTAGAAGCAGAACTGCTTGACACAGACTGACTTACCACTCCCATTTGAGCACGAATTTCTTTTGCTGTAGCACCTACTGTACTCAGACATTTGTCAGGATTAAGTCCCATTTCTACACATGCTGCACGAAATTCTGATTCAAGACCCACTCCAAGGACATTGATAGTAAATGAAGAACCAATCTCTTTCTTTCTCAAATCTTCTACTATTTGACGAATCATTGGTGCTGATTGAATACTTGAAGCATTATCACATCCGTCAGTACAGACAAACACACAAGTTCTCACATTAACACCTTGGTCTTCAAGATCATCACGATATTGTTGAACATGTTCAAGTGCTTGAAGTACTGCATCATAAAGAGCAGTAGTACCTTGTGGATTTTTAAGTTCAAGATAATCATCAGAGAGATTAAGAATAGGCATAAACCCACTCTTATGATCTACTTTTTTGTTGAATTCAATACATTTAACAACAATATCATTTTTACGGTGTGAACTTTTAAGTTCTACCATAAACACATCACGAAGAGCAGTGTTCATCACATCTTTAAAAGAATCTACTGAACCACTCTTATCAAGTACCACTACAAATTGAATTACATCACTTGTCTGATTAGCAAGTGTAGTGGGATCAAAATTGCCCACGTTGAAGTTTTGAAATCCTTCCATTATTTAAGTTGAATTTAAATTAGATAAAATTAAAGATTGGTGGATTTTTCAAATCTTACACCTTGTTTCTTAGCATCTTCATAGATACTGTCCACATAAGTATAAAAATCAGAAGGAAGTCCGGGTACATTGCTCATACAGTCTTCCAGAACCACAATTTTAGAAGCAAGTTGTGGAGCAATCTGCAACATTTGACGAAGACTATTAGCAACACAATGAGTACGAGCCTCACCTACCAAGTAAATAAGGTCATGATTGTTTAGTGTTTGAAATACCCCTTGATTAACCTGAGTATTAGGATCATTATTAGGAACATTGGCACGGAAGATACCAAAATGTTCTGTAAAGGGATGAACACCTTTGTTAATGAAGTTAACCCACTTTAAGTTTTTTGCTTGCCAATTGGCAAGTGCCTCAAAAAACACAGGATACAAAGCATGACCAGTTGAACCAATCAAGCAATGTTCAGGCCAGATGAAATGTTGAAACTCACCATTAATTTCAAGGGCTTGTACATAAGCCAAACTTGCTTTGGGGTCTACTCTTGGTACATACTTACCATTAAGAATGTCATTGGCCGTGATAAGTGTAAAAGGATTTACAAAACTTCCATCAGCGTTTGTCCACCATTTAGGATGAGAAATGTCAAGATTGTAGTGCGAGTCAAGGCTTGCAAAAATTGTGTCAGGGTTAACTTTTTCTACTACTTTGCTGATATTATCAGCATCGTTTGTAGCACCAGTTACACCCAAAGTGGCAGAAGGAATGTCCATGAAGTCATTCTGAACATCAATTGCGATAAGAGCAGTATTCATTATTTTGTGTTAAGTAAATAAAGTGATTGATTCTCCAGCATTAAAATACCAGAGTTTGTTGTAAATAATTGAGAGTCTCTTGTAGAGTTCACGTCGAGTTTTGAAATCATTGTAAAATCTTTATAAACTCCAATAAAGTTATCGTCAGGTAAGAACAAAACATCTCCCTTTACACAAAAGTGTGGTAAGTAGTCAAGTTCTACACTATCTCCAAGTTTGTACGTAGATGCTCTGAATAAAGTAAATTTAACTCTGTTTTTTTCTACTGACTCAGTTATTACATAAGTATTTCCTCCGTACAAAGCAGTCTTAGTTCCTTCCCAAGTCTCAAGTAAAATACTAATTCCGTTAACAGGAATATTTAGGTATTTCTTTTTACCAAAATTCTGAATAGGACAACCATTAAATAATATAGATTTTGCAAATACAGGAGTAATTCTTGATTCTACTCCTACTAATTGATTATCTATATTATAGACATGTTGGTTATCTCTATCATAGTCCACAATCATTAAACTACCATTGTTAAAGTGATAGTAATAATTGTTAAACTGTTGAACTTTCTCTCCTTTAGAAGTATAAAGAGTATCATCTTTTAAATAAAGAAACTCTTTGTTACCTGGAAACAATTCTTCACAATCCACTATTTTAATTTGAGTAGTAATTCCTTGATATCTTGTATCCAAAAGTATCCAACCTTTATCAGTTAAAACAGCACATTGATTATCTGTACATCTTATCTTTTTGACATTAGTAAGTAACTCTCTAATGTTAAGGCTTGTAGAACTAATAGTTTTGTTTACTATGAGATTAGTAGTTTGAACACCGTTAAAATTTACATAATACCTTCTTCCTTTGAAATTCTCCTCGTATTGAGGTACAACTATAGGGTCAGGAACTTCGTAAAGAGCAGGTATTTTAACTCCTTGTATTTTACTAAGAATACTTTTGTTTTGTCTAACTCTTTGCTCTAAAGTTTCTGTGTTACCCGGACACACCCACTTAAAAGGATGTACGTAAGTTATAGCCCAAAAACTAAGAATGTTATAAGCCCAAGTATCTGTGTTCTTATCAATGTTTGTAGTAGTCCAATCTCTTATTTCATCTAAAAGAATCCCTGAATGAGGTTGGTGTTGAGTAGCAAAAGAATCCACATCACAAAACAAAACAGAACCATCTTTTTTAACAAAAATGTTGTACATGTTACAATCTCCAATGATAATACCTTGAGAATGAGCATACTCAATTGCATCCTTAAGACTTTCGAGAATCTTGATCTTCAACTTTTTGTCAATACCATTTGTAGTACAAAACCCTTTATTAAAAAGGTTATTAAACAAAAGATATTTATTGAAGTCAACGTAGTCCATTTCAAACCCTGCTACTAATCCAGTGTTTGTGTACCAGATTTGCTGTGGTTTTACGAACCTGTTATCAAGATTCCCTAAACTTTTTAAATGATTTTCAAACTTAGTAGGTCTTGGAATGTGGTAAACCTTGAGTACTTTTTTACTATACTCATAAATTACACCTTCTCCACCTGCTGCAATTTGTTTGAGTTTAGACTCATCAAGTTGTTTGTTCTGACTTATTAACATTTGTATAACTTATAATTGATAGGTCATCAGCAATAGTCCATTTGTTCTTAGTAAGAATATTAAACATTCTTTTTAAATAGTTTTCACTTGTAGGACTTTCTAAAAGAATAGATGGACTTTTATCTGATGACTCAAATTGAGATATTTGAAAACTTTTTATTCCGTCTGTGCAAATTTGAAATGATTTGACATTCTCATGTATAAACTCTGGATTTTTAAACATATAATCCAGATAATCTGCACCATTAATATGATATGCTAAATAGTCTGGAGTATTATTTTGATCTATACAATACTCTACTCCGTTAATATAATAGTAACCATCTCCAAATACTCTTATTGACAACTCTTCTTTCTTTTTGTCATAATGAAAAAACAAACCTGTTGTCAATAAGTGCATCTCAGTTAACTGAATCACTTCTTTTGTCCACTTGAATTTCCAACAAATGCCAGAAATTACATTTGAAGAAGTTAATTTTGCATCTTCAAACATTTCAACTTTTTCTACTATATAGCATAGTAGTTGAGAAGCAAAATGAGAATTGATTCCTGTTGAACATCCATCACATATTACACCAAAAACAGAAGATGCTGTCTCCTTTACGAAAACAGCATCTTCACAGGTGTTTTTATGTGTTGCTCGAACACATAGTTGACTTAACATATTCTATAAGTTTTTTCAAATATAGATTTTTCAATACGATACACCTCTGAAAAGTCTTGAAATGCTACAAGATAGTCACCCTCATTACAGATCATTTTTTCTCCCCAAGCAGCAGTAAATACTAATTGATCTTGAAGATTCCATTGTGCAGCAAATCTTGGCTGAGGTTTTACTTTAGCCGTTCCAGTCATATTAGAATATGAATATTCTTCTATCTCGTAGTTCTGCATGAACTTTTTAGGAGTCAGCACGTATTTTTCTCCATTTACTCCAGTGATGATATAATCACCTATTTGAGCAGTGTTTGTGGTTTCTACTTCTCCATTAACAGAAGTAACTACTTCTTGTACTTTTTGTGAAGTTTCAAATTGAACTTCACCAAACTTCTCATAAGTTTTGTATGGAAGTCCTTTAAAACCTTCAATAATTTCTTGTTGTGTCATTTTAAATTAAAAGTTAAATTAAAGTTGATAAATTTTATTGTACCAGTCCATACATCTATTGTCCCATACTTTACCGTCAGGAGCATAAATAGGTTGCATGTTTTCAAAAGTTTGTCTTGGAAAAGAAGTAAAATGCTTTTTGTATTTCTTCCTTATTAAACTTTTGAAAGCATTTAATCCTTCTTCTTTGGTTGAATAGACTTTATATGTTAGGTCTTTGTTTCTTAGATTTCCAAAATTAAATCCTTTTGGAATTATTCCTCCTGTTTCTGTCATTACGATACATATCTCGTAAGGATGTAATCCTTCACTTTCCAAAAACTTTACCATTTTACTACCGTATCCTTTATAAGAAGAAACCCTATGGGCAATTATCTCTGGTGTTATATCAGAAATATACTCATAGGGTTTCTGTATATAGGGAGTTCCTGTGTTGAATATTATGCAGCACAAGATTAGTTTGATTAGTTTCAAAATCTACAATTTAGTGAACAAATAACTTAAAGAATCTCTTTAAGTTTTTCTTTTAGCCCTTCAATTTTTTCTAGGCTTTCTTCTGTTTGCTTTTTTTCTTACTGAGTTCTTGAAGTTGTAATCTGATTTCAGTAATTTCATTTTGCAATAAAAGCAATTTTTTTTG